AACTATTAGGACTTTTTTATTTTTAATAATATGAGCGACAAATTTAAAAAACCTGAATCAAACCCGCTTCTTAACGCGGTGGACTACTTCAACTTCTTTGGTTCATTTATTTCAATTTTCGAGGGCATCAAACAATGCAACGTAAAATCTGAAACGGAAGTATGCCTACTTAATCCCGATAGTTTAGATCCGCAGGAACTTAACAAACCTACTTTTATTCTCAATAAGTTAAACACTATTGATGTGATGAAAAAAAATAGTTACCGACTCGGTGTTGGGGCAAAGGTTTCTAAATTCATGGTACTGGCTGCAGTTAAATTCCAAGGCGATTCATTCGCGGCAATGTCTTATGTCAACTTTGAAATTATAAAATCCGATATACCTTACATCAGAGTTGGAACTGATTACTTTAAAGTTATAGCTAAAAAAGACAGATACAAATCTGAAAACACACTTCTTAAACCTTGGAAAAAAGATGAAATAAAGCAAGACCATGGCAAGAATTTACTTGGTATGATATACAAGTTTGATGACTTCACTATTTATCCTGACAATGTTGAATATACTCCAGTGCTTAACAACTGTTATAACCTTTACGCTAAATTTGCGCATAAATTCGTTATTGATGAGGTCAACACAAATGATATACCTGTTACCTTGGGATTGATTAATCATATTTTTGGTGACCAATGGGAGCTTGGTTTGAAATATATGAAAATCCTTTACGAAAATCCGCGCCAAATATTGCCAGTATTAGCACTTGTTTCTACGGAGCGCGAAACGGGTAAAACTACGTTCTTAAATTGGATTCAAATGTTATTTGGAGAAAACACTACCTTAATAAATCCAAGTGACCTTACAAGTAACTTTAATGATGCGTACGCGACTAAAAACATTATTATGATTGATGAAACAACGATTGATAAACAACAAACTATCGAAAAGTTAAAATCAATAGCAACTGCCAAAACAATGTCGGTTTCGCAAAAGTTTGTTAGCCATTATTCAGTACCTTTTTTTGGCAAAGTTATTTTTTGCACTAACAAAGAATCTGACTTTATGCGAATAGACCAAGAGGAGATTCGATTTTGGGTGCGCAAAATTAAACTTATCAAAGGCGCAAAAAACACTAACATCGAAACTGATTTGTTTAATGAGATACCAAAGTTTTTAAAATACCTTATACAACTTCCTGCAATAGATTTCAGCAAATCGCGTATGGTGTTTACCAAGGATGAAATCTTAACAGAATCATTGCAAGTTGTTATGGAGGAAAGTAAATCAACATTGAGAAAAGAAATCGAAATGAATTTAGATGATTTCTTTATGAATAATGATGGAATTGAATTTATTGAGGCAACTGCTAAAGATGTTAAAATGCAATGGTTTTCATTAAATCATAAATTTGATGCTTGCTATATTAGAAAAGTTATAAAGGATGAAATGAAAGTGGTAATTTTAAAAAACAAAAAGTATAAAGGATTTCCAAATCAAAATTATCCACAGAGCAGCAAAACTGGACTTCCTTTTCTATTTAAAAATCCTTATCATATTAAAAATAAAGTAGTTAAGCAACAAAATGATTCAGTTGATTACCCTAATGAAGAGATGCCAAGGTTTGCATAATAAAATTACCAAAATTACTAATTACCTATTAATATGCTGACAATCAACAAAGTAATTAAATTTAGTAATAATGCAAAAGCTCATAAGATTTATGCCCAAAATAGAATCGTCAGACTTTTTAGCGTTTTCTCTATTACTTTATTACTTTATAATAATAATAATAATATAGAGTAGTGGTAGTAAGGCATACGCTTGGTAATTTTTTGGTAATTTTTTAGTAATTAATAAGTAAAAGTAATAATATGACAATTTACACCATCCCAGAATTCGAACTCTATTACCACAACGAATACAAACGGTCAAACATGGCCCAAGCATTTTGGCAAACTTTACCGATTGAGCGATTTAACCTCAACAAAAAAAAAGTTGTTAAGAAGCGAAAGTCGGAGCTCACAACAAACCATTTGGACTTACCGATTAACAATATCCTGCAGCATAAAGAAACCAAAGATGCTTTTAACACTAATAAGTTTACTGATTTAATTATTGCCTACTTAAAGGCAGTACACAGTTGCAATAGTGCAAGGCGAATAAGTAGTGAGGGCAGATATAGAAAAGGCATAGGTTACATTGCAGGATTGAATAAAGGTATGGAGGATATACAATGTATATTGAAAGGAAAACTATTTGCGATTGAGGTAAAATCACAAACGGATAAAATGGGAGAAGCACAACTTAAACGCAAAGCAGCAATAGAAGCCGATGGAGGTAATTACATTATAGCCACATCTTTTGAGCAGATGCAAACTGAATTGTTGACCTTATTAAAATAATTCTTATCTTTGTGCTATGAAAGTTTTATGGCATAGTGCGTTAAATTGCGATAAATATGGCAATAGGTAAAAAATCAGGTGGCGGTAGTCGAAAGGGCAGCCCCAATAAACTGACCAAATCGGTTAAAGAAGCGTTTGAAATAGCGTTTAATGAATTGCAAGGAGATTCAGAAGCTAACCTTGCTAATTGGGCTAAAGAAAATACAACCGAGTTTTACAAGTTGGCTGCTAAACTTATTCCTACATCTGTTAATGCTGATTTGACTACAAAAGGAGAACAGATTAAATTATGGCAATTAGAATTTGTTGATGACAAAAGTAAAAATTAACGAAGCATACCGCCCCGCACTTTCAAGCCAACATAGATACTTGGTATTGAAAGGCGGGGCGGGCTGATTGGATCTGGCAAATCCATAGCGGCAGTTCAAAAGATAATCCTGCGAATCACAACCGAGCAAGGCCATCGAATTCTTTGCATTAGAAAGGTAGCAACAACCATTCGTAATAGTGTGTATCAGCTATTCGTAGATAAGCTATTAGAGTACGATATATTTAGCGAATTTACGATAAACAAAAGTGAGATGCGATTCACTCACAATCCAACAGGCAACGAAATACTTTGTGCTGGTATGGATGACCCCGAGAAAATTAAATCAATTGCCGGTATCACATCAGTATGGTGCGAGGAAGCAACCGAATTAGATGAATTAGATTTCAATCAGTTAGAACTTCGTGTGCGAGGCGAAACGAATAACTATAAACAGTTTATAATCACATTCAACCCCATAAGTGAGCAACACTGGATAAAGCGCAGATTCTTTGATGAACCCGATGCCGAAACCATGCTGATGAACACCACCTATAAAGACAATTCATTTTTAGATGCCGATTACATCCACCATTTAACCGAACGTGTTAAAGCTAATCCAAACTTACACAAAGTTTATGTTTTAGGCGAATGGGGTAAGGTTGATTTCGGTGGCGAATTCTTAAAAAGTTGGTCAACAATTAAACACACTGGCATTGTAACCTATGACCCATCCCTCGCCATTTGGCTTTCGTTTGATGAAAACGTAAATCCATACTTTCCTTGCGGCATTTTTCAAATTAGTGATGAAAACGAAATTAGATTGATTGATTGCATTGCGTTAAAGAACCCAGACAATACAACCAAAGCAATGGGCAGGGCAATAATGCAACGGTTAAGACATTGGAAGCATAACGGACATGTTTATGTTTGTGGGGATAGCACCAGCCAAAAGGATGACGTTAAACAAGAAAAAGGATTCGATTTATTTCGATTGCTAATTAATGAATTAGATGAAGTTAAACCGATTCGCAGAGTGGCTAAATCAAACCCTAATGTGCGCCCAAGTGCTGACTTTTTTAATGCTATTTTAGGTTACAATGAGCAAGGCATTAGTTTTATAGCTGATGAAAGTTGCAGAGTGGCGATATTAGATTTTGAAAACACAAAGGAAGACAAGAATGGCAAAGTAGATAAGCGAACAGTAACCGATCCTGTCACAAAAGTAAGTTACCAACCATTTGGCCACATTGTTGACTTAACACGTTATTTAATTACATCCGTATTCGCTTCACAATATGCAAGGTTTCAAACAGGAATTATCAAACCGCTTGTTGTTGTTGGTAGAGATGCTGAATATAAATCAGCAAGTAGATTTTAGTTACATTTTAAGCATTTATCAAATTTTTTATTATTATTTTGCATCATGGCACGATTCTTAAAAACCTCCGACTATCTTTCAATAATTCAAACGGTTGACCTCAATCAGATAACCGAGAATACCCCGCAAAACTTGTACGATAGCGAGGTTAAGGCCATAAGTAGAATGAGGACAAAATTAGTCCAAAGATACATGGTTGACATCGAATTAGGCACAATGGATGCCTATTCAGCATCAACACATTACCGCACACGCGACAGAGTTATATTAGGCGAAGTAATCACACACGTTAATGACTTTAGCAGATGGGATAACAAAACCGAATACATTATAGGCAACATTGTAACCGATGACAATGGCTATGTTTACACAGCTATTGCAGCAAGCACAAACCAAGCTTTGACATTAACTGCATATTGGTCTAAAATGATAAACATTGCAACAAGCAACGCAACCTATTGGACTGTTGGCGATAATCGTTATCCGATGTTTGTCGAGCTTGCAATGGATATGACATTGTATAACCTGCATGCAAGGATTAACCCGCGAAACATACCCGATTTAAGAATAGAACGCAATAGAGAAGCACTTGACCAATTAGATGCGTGGGCAAGTGGCACAGATACCGCTGAGGTATTAAACATCAATTCAACCGATAGCACTGGTTATTCTATTCGCTACGGTAATAGTTTAGACAAACAAGATAATTTCTTTAAATAATGGCTTGGTATAACGATATATTTAACTTTAACAAACCACAACCGCAGAAAGCTAACATACGTAAAACTATTGACTTTGAGCAACAGTTACAACGTGTAAGGCAAGATGCGACAAAGTTTAACATTGCGTTACAAGCGGCTGAATCACCGATGTACCCAAACCGCTTTTTATTGATGCAAACCTATCAGCAGATTGTGTTAGATGGGCAAGTGCAATCGGCTATGTTGCAACGTAAATCAAAGATATTAAGCAAGAAGTTTATGGTTTATGGACCAGATGGCGAATGCGATGAAGCTAAAACTGCATTGTTTAACCAAAAGTGGTTTTATGACTTTCAAAGTTTATCATTAGATTCAATATTTTGGGGCTTTAGTTGTGTGCAATTTGGCGCAATAATAAACGATAAGTATTCAAGTGTTGAACTTATACCGCGTATTTATGTTGTGCCTGAATTTAGTTTAGTTCGCACCAACACAGCAACCGTAACAGAGGGCAAAAGATTTGATGTGTCACCATATAACAACTGGTGTATTGGTGTAGGAGAAAAAAAGGATTTAGGATTAATGATGTATTTAGCACCATACGTTATTTGGAAGAAAAACGCAATGGCAGCATGGGCGGAGTTTGCTGAGGTGTTTGGCAGTCCAATTAGAGTTGGTAAAACAGATGTGCGCGATGAATTGACACGTAAAAACATGGAGAATATGCTACGCAATATGGGTGTAGCTTCGTGGGCGGTGTTGGATTTAAACGACAACATTGAGTTAATGCAAGCGAGCCGCACAGATGCTTATGCAGTATTCGATAAGATGGTAGAGCGTTGCAATTCAGAAATCAGCAAAATAATCTTAGGGCAAACAGGCACAACTGATGAAAAGAGTTATAGTGGTTCGGCTAATGTTCACGAGGGTGTTGCTGCTATGATTGCAAAGCAAGATACGTTAAAGATGCAGTTCATCATTGAAGACCAGTTAGTGCCGATGATGATTAGAAATGGTTTTGACTTGGCAGGTTGCACATTTAAGTACGATGATAGCGAGAATTTGCCATTGATGGAGCAAGCAAAGATAGATGCTTCATTTATGCCATACGTAAAGTTTGAACACGAATATTTAGAGCATAAATATGGCATCGAATTGCAGGATGAAGAAGAAGAACCAACTGAAACTGAGAATGAAAACGAAAGCCAACTTGAAAACATTGCAAAACGATTAAGAAACATATATAGTTAATGTGCGGCTACTGCGACATATTGAATATTGATAAGGAGGTTGACCCACCAACACCATTTGATGAAAACGATTTTAATCGTATGTCGAACGATGTGTGGATTGGTGCGATTAATAACCAAGTGTTGCCGGAGGGAATTTATTTAAAGACTGCGAAATATTTAAGAGATGGAATTGATTTAGCACCAGTAGTTGATGAAATATTAGTTGCTGATTTAACCAATAACATTTACATATTTTCGGGTGCTAAAACATACCAACAAACAAGGGCAATGACTGCAATGTTAGCAGACCCCGAATTGCAATCAAACTTCTATAAGTTTAAAGAGGCAGTTAAGCCGATGTTTACGCTATACAATGAAGACTATTTGCAAGCCGAATATCAAACTGCGAAAGCTTCAGCACGTATGGCATCCGATTGGAAGCGTATTGAAGCCGATGCCGATGTGTTACCATTGTTGCAATATCAAACCGTTGGAGATGGCAGAGTAAGACCAACACACCAAGCATTAGACAATATAATTCGCCCGATCAGCGACCCGTTCTGGAAACAATACTACCCCCCGAATGGGTGGCGTTGTCGTTGTACCGTAATACAACTATCAGAGGGGGAAGAAACTGATTTGAGTAAGTTTACACCGCCCGAAGATGTGCCGCCATTGTTTAGGATGAACGCGGGCATTGATGGCTATGTGTTTAAAGAAAATGGCAAAGACAAGCACCCATATTTTGACATTGCAAAAGGTGACAAAGAAATGGCTAAAAAGAATTGGAATTTACCTATACCGCAAGCACCAAGACCTGCGCCTGCGATGCCGATACCCGATGCACCGACATTACCACCACAACCAACATTACCACCAGCACCAACAATATGAGCAAGTCCAATAAATTCGATTTAAAACAGGCAGAAAAGAAAGCGCGTAAAGCGATGGAAGCGGCTATTGTAGATGTTGGTAACACTGCAAAAGTATTCTTTGTTGATTCGTTTAGGAAGCAAGGTTGGGATGATAAGAATGTGCAAAAATGGAAACCAAGAAAGCGCACAACGTATAAAACTAAAGGCGGTAAAACAGTTGATGACACAACACGCGCAATATTAGTAAAGACTGGAGATTTAAGGCGGTCAATAATTCGCAACCCTGCAAACAGAGCAGCGTTAAGTATTAAGATTAGTACTGATTTAGATTATGCTAAAATACATAACGATGGGTTGATGGGCAAAGCTTGGGGCAAGCATCCGTTTAAAATGCCCAAGCGTCAATTTATGGGCGATTCTTACAACTTAAATGAGAAAGTAAAAGCAGTTATTGTTAAACGATTAGATAAAGTATTTACATAATGCAATTAGCAATATATAATCAATTAAAGGCACGTATCAGCACACTTCAATCATTGAAGTATGTTGCACTATGGAACAACCAATTTGAGCGCGAAGATGTGAACGTAGCATTTAACTATCCTTGTTGTTTTATTGAGTTCCCATCTGCCGACTACATTGAAAACTTACAAGGGCAACAACAAGGCACAATGTCAATAGCTTTGCATTTAGGTTTTGAAAGTTATAAAACAGAAGACACCGATGTATTGCAACTAAAACAAGACTTAAACCAACTGATTCATGGTTGGTCAACACCTTATAACAGTAGATTCCTGCGCAGAAGTGAAATTCAATCGGCAGACCATACGAATATACAGGAGTTTATCATTACCTACACTATGCAAGGCTTCGACTATTCTGCAATGGATGGCCCAACAACAGAGGTGTTAGTTACAACATTGATTACCAACAACAGCCCACAAATGGAAGACGATGTTATTCGCAGCGGTGACATACCTGAAGCCGTAGCGTTGGCAAGTGAATTAGGTTACGAATTATTAACAGAAAGCGGTTATAAACTTATAATACAACAATAAAATGGCAGAGCAAAAAATTTCCGAGTTACCAGCAGCAGGCGCAATTACAGGAACTGAAAAAGTAATAGTAAATCAAAATGCAGTTACATCAATAACAACTGTTAATGCCATCGTTGGTTATACAACTGCAACAGGTGCAACAGGATCGTTTACTACCGCTAATGGCAAAACAGTTACCGTAGTTAAAGGACTTATAACATCAATTGTATAATGGCCCGCACAGTAGCACAAATTAAACAATCAATGTTGGATGCAAAGAATGCAGACCCAACATTGTCGGCATTGACCTCAACAAGTCAAACTGCCAAATGGAATCTATATTATTTTATCGTAGCAAGTTGCATAGCTATTTTTGAGCAGTTGCAAGACCTATTTAAAACAGATTTAGAAGCCATCGCAAGCACAGCAGCACCAAGCACACCGCAATGGACACGCAACAAAGTTTTAAAATATCAAAAAGGCGATGTTGCTCAATTAAACACAACAACATTTACTGTTGAATACCCAACAATTAACACCGCTAATCAAATATTAACAAGGTGTGCAGTAATAACCGCGCCAAACAGAACGGTGTTAATTAAGGTTGCTAAATCAGACCCACCTGTGCCAGTTTCAGTTGGTGAATTAGCCGAGCTTCAAAGTTACATTGAAACATTTAATCCTGCGGGTATTGCATTCACTTTAATCAATGAGAATAGCGATAAGATGGAAGTGGCAGCAACTATTTACTACAACGGTCAATATTCAGCAGTAATAAGCACAAATGTAGTAGCAGCGTTAAACAATTACATGGCTACCTTACCATTTAATGGTGTTATAAGCACACAAGCAGTTGTTGATGCAATACAAGCGGTTGAGGGTGTTAATTCGGTATCATTAACACGTATATTAGTAAGAAAACATACGGTTGGCTATGGGTTAGGTGTAACATTATATAATCTTTCAACTGGTGTTGATAGTGTGCAATATCAAACTATTTCGGGCTATGTAGCACAAGAAACAACTGCAACACATACCTTTGCAGATACACTATCTTATATTGTACAATAATGAGTTCAATCATAAACACCGATACATTCGCAGTCAACTTCTTGCCACCAAAGAAGCGGCTGCCGATTTATAAGGCTTGGACTAAAACACTTGTTAAACCATTGCAAGTGCTATACAACACAATGTTTGGCACGTTTAAAGATGGGAATGCAGCGGCATTGTATAGCGGTGCAACTGCCTATGCAGTAGGTAACCAAGTAAAATACACAGACAAAGCAGTGTATCAATGTTGGGTTGCAAGCACTGGTAATTTGCCAACAAACACAAACTATTGGTTTAAGATTCAAGACAATTTTGTGGGCATCGAACCGAGATGTAAATACAATGCACAACACATCTTATTTGAGTGGGCATTAAATGAGTGGTTTGGCACTACGTTTGTAAACACACCGGGTAGTAGTGATATATTTATAAGCGGTTCGGGTGCAAGTTTGGGCGCATTTTATGTTGGCATATCACCAACTGAAAGCAGTTATGTAGTTTATGACGAACCCGAAGCAACAGCGTACATACAAGCATTAGATTTAACAACTGCGGGTATATCATTTACTATTAATGTACCTATTGGAGTGGCTAATGCGTTAACAATACCACCTGCAACAGATATTGCACCGAATATTAGCGCAAACAATGAAAATATAATAAGGCAAATTGCCGACCTGTATAATTATGCAGGCATAACTTACAATGTAATTACATACTAATGAAAAAAATAAAAACAACAGACATCATTGCAGGTAGCGCAATGCCATTAAAATCGGGCAGTTTAAATCATTTGCAATCAGCTAACCAAGAGGGTATATTTAGTTTGGCGCAAAGCGAATTATTTCAAAGAACAGGAGTAAGCGCAGGATATGCAAACCCGCAAGCACTTTATGGTCTTTCTTACACTGTATCTGGTTCAACTTGGTCAATTGAAAGCGGTTGTTTAGTATTTGGAACTGAAATGTATTTGTGTGATACAACTTTAGGAATTGTTTTAGGTCTTGGTCAGGTAGTAGTAGGTACAATCACAACTACATTCTTAACTGCAACTAATGCCGACCCTGTTATATTTAGCGATTCAACATCAAACAATGTTCACGAAATACGTAAAATCGTTTGGAGTGCTGGTGCAAGCGGAAGCGGAAGTTTTGACTTTGTAAATATGCAATATTTAGGCAGATGGATTGAACAAACATATAGTGCAGGAAATTTAACAGCCGCAACTGGCTTATGGACTATTCCTGCAGGTGCAGCAGATTTTAAAGTGAAAACACAAAGACGTGGTAGCACAATGATTGTTGATTTTTATATTGTAAATTCAAGCGTTGGCTCATCGACATCATATTTATCATTAAATTTAGCATCTTCTGATAGAATATTAAAGGATTTTCATGCAGTAGGATATTATAGCAATTCAAATCAAACACCGACTCAAGGAATGATTAATATAACTGCTGTTGCAGGAACACGTGAAATAAGACTAAGCCCAATACCAACAGCAAATTGGGTCATTGTAGTTGGTGATTGTGATGTAAAAGGTCAAATAACAATTGAAATGGATTGCAACGAAAGTTAAGTTTTAGTAGTTCTTAACCTCGTTTAAAGCCTCGTTAATTCGGGGCTTCATTGTTTAAAACCTATTCTTTCCATAATGCTCTGATAATATTTCTTTGAGCAAATAAGATTCTTTGGTGCCAGTCCTTTCGACTTCATCAAAGAATTTCTTTTTTAATTCGCCTGTTAAGTGAGCAGTTACGCGAGCTTTTGCGGCTTGTTTCTTTTCTGATATATCGTTTTTAGGATTCGCCATTGTCAAATATTAGTTACTAAACATCACAAAATTAGTAACTTATTTCAATTCAAGTGCAAATATGTAACCATTTTTGTACAATGAAAATCACGAACATATCAAACGACACAGCCACAATGCTTATCTATAAGCATATTGGCAATATAGATGGTATGGATAATGGCATTAACGGTGCATTTATCGCTGAGGATATTCAATACATTAACGATAATTATTCGGATCAAGTTAAGTGCATCAACATTCGCATCAATTCGATTGGTGGAAGTGTTGCCGATGGGCTTTCAATTGTTAGTGCAATACTTAACAGTGCTATACCTGTAAACACTTATATTGATGGCATGGCTTATTCAATGGCTGGTGTTATTGCTATTTGTGGCCAAAAGAAATACATGGCCGATTATGGCACATTTATGATGCACAACGCTAACGGTGGAAGTGATGAAGAAGTGTTGAATTTAATTACAAATTCATTAGCAAAGATATTTGAACGCAATACAAATCTAACATTAGATAAGTGCAAAGATTTGATGGCTAAAGAAACGTGGATGACTGCTGATGAGTGCATGAGTTTAGGCATAGTTGATGAAATCATAGAAACAAAGAAAATGAAGCCTGCAATGAACGCAACTGTGCGCGAGTTACATGCAATCTACAATAAAGTAATAATTAAAACAGAAACCAAAATGAATAAATTAACTGATTTATTAAAGCTATCTAACGAGGCAAGTGAAGAGGCCATCGTTGAAGCGGTTAACGCTAAAGATGCACGTATTGCTGAATTAGAAGCAAGCATCGAAGCGCAAAGCAACGAATTACAAGCATTAAAAGATGCTAACAACGAAGCGGTACAAGCAGCGAAAGTTGAACTTGTTGAAAACGCAATAAAAGAGGGTAAAATTGCCGATGCAAGTAAAGAAATTTATTTGACTTCTAACAAGTCAAACGATGAATTGAAAGATGTGTTTAGCAAGCTTACACCTGCATACACACCTATCTTTGAAAACAAAGCAAACGCACCAGCAGCAGTTGCAGGTCGTGAGTCTTGGACTTTTAACGATTGGTCAAAGAATGACCCAAAAGGTTTAGCAGAAATGAGAGTTAACGATGCAGCATCATTTGAGGCATTGATTAACAACTTGCCTGCTAACTTGTCACCAAACTACAACCCATCAACCGATAAAAAATTCTAATTATGGAAGCAATTTGGAACGCAAACCCAACGGTTGACATGCTATATTGTTTTGAAGATGGCAATTGCTTCATCAAACATAGTGAGGCAGCAAGTTATGCGCAGTCAACCAATAATGCTTATGTAGTTAAAGTAAGAGAAATTCAAGAAGAAATCAAACCAATAAAAACAAATAAAAAATAATGGCAACAATCAACAACCCATTTGGCGCAGCAGGCACGTTAACGATTGCTGCCACAGGCACAACTGCCGCAACAATTAGCAACAACGAAACCGTTGTTACATCGTTAACTACCTTAACTGGTAACGCAACACTTGACTTAACGCTTTCAAGCGAATTAAAAGCGGGTGCAGCATTACATATTAAAGTAAAAACAAACGGTTCAGAAACATTTACTTTTGGAACTGGTATCGATGCTCCAACAGTTACAGGATCAGCAGGTAAAACATGGTGTCAATCATTTTTCTATGATGGAACAGTATTTTTACCATGTGGCGCAAAAATTCAAATAGATTAATTATTCACGTAAAAACACAAAAACAAAATGGCATTAATAAAAGAAATTTGGGTATCAGATGTACAAGAAGCATTAAACAGAAATGCTGACTTCTTACCTTACTCAGTAGATCATTCAGCGTATATCGCATTTGGAACAGTACACGTTCCACAATCAGGTTCAAACCCAACGGTGGTTAAGAATCCTGCAACTTTCCCTCTTTCAATTAACGAAAGAACAGATACTGACCGCACTTATTCACTTAATCAATTTGCTTTAGAGCCTGTATTGATTACTAACTTGGATGAATTGCAAATCAGTTATGACAAGCGTCAAAGCGTTTTAGGTCAACAAATCACCACACTTACACAACGTATTGGTGATGAGGTTGCTATCTCTTGGTCTGCAACAGGTGCAGCTAACATCGTTAGCACAACAGGTTCAGCAGTTGCTACATCATTAGCACCGGGTGCAACTGGTACTCGTAAGGCAGTAACTTTAGCCGACATCGCTTCATTAGCAAGCAAGTTAGATAAAGACAATGTGCCAAGACAAAATCGTAAGTTGTTAATGTCAACTGATATGTTTTGGGAGTTATTCGCAATCAGTGATGTAATTCGTGCATCTTACAACGGTTTCCAAAGTCAACCAAACGTATTAGCAAATGGTATCGTTGCAATGCTTTATGGTTTTGAAATCATGATGCGCCCAGTAGTATCAGTTTACGCTAATACAACAACCGTTCCTAAAGCTTTCGGTGCTGCTACTGCAACAACTGATAACCTTGCTTGCATCGCTTTCCATTCTACAACTGTTGCACGTGCATTAGGTAGCATGACACCTTTGTATGATAGTGGTTCAAACGGTAACGGTAAGCCAGAGTATTTAGGTTCAATCTTCAACATGGAAGTAATGTTAGGTTCTGCGATTTTAAGAGCTGATATGAAAGGTGTTGCTGCTTTGGTTCAAACTTGGGTATCTTAATATTAAATAAATTATAAACTAAAGAGGCCTACCCGCTATAATGTAGGTAGGCCTTTTTTAATACTAAAAAATAAATGGCATTACCAAATATAAACTTTGTCAAAAGCACAAGCGGTTTAGGTAGAGCATTGCCCGGCACAGATTACATTTCGGGTTATGCACATTACTATCCAAGTGGTGGCACATTACCAACTGGCTTTACTTCAAGCGACAGAATCAAAAAAATATTTTCAGTTGCAGATGCTGAAAATTTAGGAATTACAAATACATCATTAGGGGCAACTGCTTCTACTGCAACTGATACAATCACAACTAAATTTACTGCTGGCGATACTTTTAAAATTACTTGCAATACAATAGATGGGGTAAGAGCAGGAGTGCCAATTACTTTGTGCGATTTTACTGCTGTAACTGCTGATGCTGTAAGTATTACTACAAGCGCGGATAGAATAAGTTTAGAAATAAACGCGGGAACACAAACACATGGTTTTAGTGCTTCAAATGCAGTTGGTGTTGTTACTATTGTAGCACCAAAAAATCAAGGTATATTTTTAAATTCAGGCACACCTTATGTTGTTACAAAAACAGGTGCAGTTGCTCACACATTAGTTCAAAATGTTGTGGCAGGTGTTGCAAGTTGGATTGATACATTACATTACCACATTAGCGAATATTTCAGAATACAAGCTAAAGGCGAATTGTATGTTGGTCTATACGAAGAAGAAGCAAGCACATACACATTTGCAGCATTAACATTAATGCAGAGTTATGCAGTAGGTGCTATTAAGCAAATGGCAGTGTTTGAAAAAAACGTAGCGTTTACATCAGCGCAATGTGCAGCATTGCAAGCTATTGCAACTGCAAACGAAGCGGTTTACAAACCGATGCAAATAATGTTAAACGCTGAAATCAGCGCAACAGGAAGTGTTGCTACATTAGCAGATTTGTCAACCTCAACTGCTCCAAATGTAAGCGTATGTATTGCACAAGATGGCGCAAACGATGGTGAATACCTTTACAAAGCAACTGGCAAAACAGTTGGTGCGATTGGTGCAATGTTAGGCGCGGTTTCGTTAGCAGTTGTAAGCGAATCAATCGGATGGGTAAGTAAGTTTAATATGGCATTAGGAAGCGAATTAGACACTATCGCATTCAGCAATGGTCAATTATATACTGCGCTTTCTGATAGTCAATTTGAGAGCTTGAATAACTACTCTTATATTTTCTTACGCAAGTTAACAAGCATCACAGGATCGTATTGGTCAGATAGCAAAACAACTGTTACACCAACAAGCGATTACTCTACAATCGAAAACAATCGTGTTTACCAAAAAATTACACGTGTAGTTAGAGCCAATATGTTACCTGCATTAAGTTCACCATTAAGAGTGAATGCAGATGGCACACTAACCGCAGGCACAAT